CGAAACTGTAACTTCTCTGTTGAAGCAACTAGAATGTCATCACTAAACTCAAAGTAGTCTTCGTCTTCCATCCATTTAAGAACACCATCATTACTCTCTCCATCAAATGTTACAGTAATATCTGTTCCTGCAGTTCCTGCACCAAAGGTTAATGTATTACCTAATAACTTAGTTATAGGACCACCTTCGTTGGCAGTGCCATCGTGAGTATGTCCACTACTTGCTTGGAAGGCTGCTAATAGTTGGTCAAATTCATCGTTAGTATGTGCTGCTGTGATTACGTCACCATCTGTGTAAGATGATTGTCGTGTATACGTTTCTCCCATTTACCTTCTTGCTCCTAACTGATATTCTAATTGAAATCCTTTTAATGAGTATGGTGCTGTTGTAGCATTGTCATTTACTCTTAATGCCACAGCAAAACCTGAACCCTCTACAGATTGTCTTAACAATGGTTGTGATGCACCACCATATGTAGGTGTTCCATAAGTTGATGTACCATATATAGCAACCACGTCTTCAGAATCTAATGGATATGCCGAAGGTCTTGAAGAGTTTCTATCTTCATAATCATATCTTACAAACATATCAGCATTAATAGCTGACTCAGGTTTGTAGTTGACTATGACCCTTTGCATATGTTTTCTTATTCCCGGATCTCCAAATGTTAAATCAGGACTTCTGTATTTTCCATCAACAGTAGACCCATCAAAATCATTGCCCTTCTCTTGTCTATAAACATACCCATCAAACCCACCATGTATGGCTTTTACATCACCAGTTGTAACAAATGTTCCTGTTGTTGAAGGCTTTATTCCTCTTAACTTTGCAAATTCAAAAGTCTGTCCTTTTAAAACACATATTAAACCTTGTGTATCTTTTTCTGCATCTGTTGTATTTGTAAAAAATAATCTATATTGTGTCTTATCAGGTATAACTATTGATTCAAATAAATCTGAATCTTTTATGTTTTTATCTATTTCAGGTTGCACAGCACGACTAATTGTTCCAATCTCAACGTCACCAATTCTTGCTGTACCTGCAACTGTACGTAATCCATCAGGTCCTAAGAATATTAAATCACCTGCAAATTCCTGTATAGTGTCTCCATTTATACACCCAATATCTCTAGTAACAGGTGCTACAGCAAAATCACTTGACGAACTTCCTGTTAATTTAAATATTCTATTTTCACAAAAAATAAATAAATTTTCACGGAAAGCCTTTATACCCACAATAGTATCATCAACTTTTACAGATCCTGCACCACTTCCTGTATTAAATGCATCTTCATCAAAAGGTTGGCTAAACACTAATTCTTGTGGTGTACTAGACATCCCAGCATAAAACATGTGTTCTCTAAATGCTGTTACAAACTTTGCTCCCTCTACGCTTGATGCTGTAACGTCTGTAGCAGACAATGAAGTGTTAAAAACAGTTGGATCATTAGTTCCGTCTACAACAATAAATTTATCATTTCCATCAAAGTTAAATGTTTCAAAATTATATTTACCAGCGTTTGTTCTGCCTGTATCTCTTTCTGTCCAACTTTCTGAAACTACATCATCTACGGCATGTGCTGCAGCACTTGTAGAACTTGTTGCTCTTGTTACACCTGTAAATGTTGTTGATGTAACTCCTGTGTATGTAAATATCTCAGAATTAATCTGTAATGTTCCACTTGAACTAAATCCTGTTGTGCTATCTACAGTTATAGTTCCTGAACCTGTCATACTTGTTCCTGAAGCTATTATTGTAGGAAGTTCTGTAGATGCAGAACTTAAGATTTTTTCACCTCTGGCCGCAATAACTTTATTTGCAAACTCTGCAACCATTAACAATTTTTCAGTTGATGCAGATGTTTGAGGTACTATGTGGTTTATAAACTTTCTAAACCCACTTATTCTTCTGTACCCACCATCAATGTCAGGTTCAAAGTTTTGTAACTCTAATGCTTGACCGGGCTGCATTTTAAAAGTAGGTTGATTTAAAACAAGTCCACCTTCACAAGCAAATGCAAATGGTTGAGTTTGTGAAAGATCTGGCACTTACACAGCCCTCACATAATTTTTTCTATTGATGAGTTCAACTCTCATTCTTTTAACACCATCTTCATATTCTTTATTTGCAAATTGTGCGTTTTGTAAATCTGAACGCAACATAAAAGAGTAGTATCTTGCACGAGCAACAATCACAGATTCAAACCTTGCAGGTATTATTGAAGTGTCAGTTGAAGCAGACAAATCTGTATGTGTAATGTAATAATCAAATTTTATAGATAAGTTATCACTATCTGGTATTGGACTAAATCCTATTTCATCATTGTAGCTAGTATAAACAAAATCTGGAACACCTAACTTATCTATTGAAGATGCAGAATCTTTTTCTCTAAAATTATCATTCCATTCTTCATAAGTTATATAATTTAATTTTTTTGGATTAGTATCATCTTCTGTGAGACTTATGAATCCTATAAATGCATTTGATCCAGATGCTTCAGTCAATGTTATAAAATGTGTTACAGCCGTAGCAGTAAATGTAAAACTTGTATACGAAGACTCATTTGCATTACTTATTGTTATAGTTTGTGATTTAGTTTCTGAACCACCAGATGATGTTCCAATCGTTGCAGTGATTGTTGCACCAGTAAGTTTAATTATAACTTCATAACTTTTACCAACTATAAGATCAGATATTTCTTGAGTAGCTGATGCACTTGTTAATTTAAGAGTGTTACCAAATTTAGAACTAGCGGCAGGAGTTCCTGATACAGTTGTCCAACCTGTTATTGATGCTGACCCATCTACTTCATAATCACCATTAGTGATATAATCTTTGGGTTGTAAAAATACAGTATCATAGTCTACATATTTTAAAGATGAGGATACAGTTGAAAAAGCATATAATTGTTTACCTGATATTAAATCAAGTGTACCTTCTGCTCGTGTAAAGGGCCAATTAAGTTCAGCATTTATTATATCTGATATAGCTCTGTTTACAAAGTCTTTAATAGATGTTTGTATTCCTCTTGAACTACCAAAACTAGAACTGGTTAGTTCAACTTCATTAACATCTCTTAACACATTATTTACGAGTGCTAGATACGTGCTTGCCATCTTGTTTCTCTAATTTATAAATTAATTTGTAAACTTCTTTGAAGTTTTTTATAATCTGATCTTTTTGTTGGTCAGTAGTTGCTTTTTTCATAGCAAACTCAAACGCTTCTTTACACAACTGCTTCATATTCTAGTATATATGTATACGAAATAAAATGCAACCTTTATCGTTTAAATTGGTCTTTTATGCTCTTTACCACACTCTTTATATCAAAAGGTTCTTCATTTGGTCTGTAGGGGCATTGATACTCTCTTGGACATTCTCCTGCATCATATGGAAGATATTCTCTATATTGAGTATTATTTGCTCCAATAAATACACATACACGTTGTTTGTTTCCTAATATTTGACTTGCTAACCTACAAGTTGTCGTTTCACCTCTTGCTTCACTTATTCCTAGCAAGATATAAACAGCAAAAGCAAGTGCAAGTAATGCTAGACGGAAAGACTTATTATCCATATCATCCACCCTACTGCTCCACATCCTATGAGTGATGCAATGCCTATGATGGTATAGTCTCGTATCTGTCTGTTTCTTTCTTCTCTAGCATACACGGCTTCCCTTCTACTTCGCCTTATACGACCTTCTTCTTTTATTAAATCATCCCATGCTTGTAAGCCGTAATTAGCTATTAAAAAATTTTTAAGTTCTTCTCTTTGTTTTTGAAGTTTTTTCTTACTTGCGTAAGACTCCATTGCAACTTGCTCTATTGAGCCATTAAATAATTTATCAAACGTTGAAGGACTATTTGCATTTTTGTGAATGTTATCTACATCACTTACAGCAGACATCCATGTGGATAATTGTGATCCTAAATCTTCAATCTCACGACCCATCATAATGGCTTTCTTTATACCATTATATGCGGCCGTTGCTCCACTGACTGCAGCAGATAACGTAATAGGGTCAAGCATGTTTATATCCTTTAAATTTCTTGTCTCTAGGTTTAAAATATTGAGACAAGGCTAGCTTATGTCTCTCCCTGTCTTGTTGTTTGATAAGTTCTAGTTTTGTAAATCCACACCTTTCATTCGGCTTATCAGTCTTTCGGCTCTGTTTGTTACTTGGTTGTACCATCTACTCTGTTTCATCTGGTTTGCGGCTTCGATGTGGTCGCCATCTCTTACAGCCTGTATCATTAGTTTAAATTTAGAAAATCTTGGGTATCCGAGATTATACATCATATTCGCCATGATTAACTTTACTTCTTCTTTCATAGCATCCCAATCATCAAATATTTTTTTGCAGTCCATGATTGTTATGCGTATGTCTTGTTCAAAACATTCAATAACTCTTTGTTGAGATACTGGTGTTCCAACAGGTTGCCCATACTCTGGATCATCATCTTTAATTAAATGTCCGATTCCAAACGTGGGTAAATTTAAATGATCAAGATAAATGGAATTTACCTTCCCCTCATCAATCTCTAATTCTACACGTAATCTATCTATAAATGTTTCCATTACCTTTTCCCACTAATTGCACTAAAACCAAAATATGCCCCTACTAAGCCACACATACTTATATATTGTGTCATGAGGATACTCTCTGCTTCTGATAGTCTGTCTGGGAAAGCTAAAGTCAGTATAGTTGTAATACCCATAAGTATAATTAAAACCCAAGCCATTCTCCTTTTATTTGTTTGATATACTTCTTTATTAGGAATTAAATCATTATTACATTTACAATTCTCGTTTCCACATTCACATGTCATTAATCACTCTCCTGATACAAATTATTAAATGTAGTATGTGGATCTAAATAACTCTCGTGTTGTTCAGCAGAGTGTGTCCATTGAGATGGTGCAAAGTCTGGAGGACCTTCACCTGTTCTCCATAAAGCAGGACTTGTTGCACGAACTCTGTTATTTGGTAATGCAACTAAATTACCTGTCCACTCTCCTGCATCTGTAAGATATAACACATGACTTTGTTTGTGTTGTGCAGGATCATCGGCTATATCACTATCTGTATAATCAACAGTAAATAGATATTTGCCTTTGTAAAACTCATTATCTATTTTGCAAAGCCACGGACTAGAACTTACTCTATCCATAACAATAACACTATGATGTCTTGATTCACAATCCCACGGCTGTGCTAAATGATCTTGCATGGGTGTGGGCCATTCATCTACAGGAATGTCGGCTACCAAAGCTTGTATTGGCATCCTAGCCCACATTGCTCCCCCATGTATATTTTCCATACCGTCTTCTAAATCTGATTCACATCCTGTAAATACAACTTGAAAACTTAGTGATCGGTCTGGGATGGTGTTTACTGCAATAACCATAGCGTGTAGAAATTCGCCATGATACCTTTGATGATTGCAAGTAAACTCTCTACGTACCCAACAATGAAAATGGGGTACGTTACTTATAAGGTATGACACTAATTATCTCTTGCCACCTCTAGCCATTGCTTTTGTTTTTTTGCCACCTCTAGCCATAGCTTTAGATTTCTTGCCGCCATACATCATTTTTGTTTTAGCACCATTCTTACCTTTAATTTTAGCTATGCCTTTTGCAATTCCACCTTTTGCCATAGCCTTAGATTTTTTACCACCTCTAGCCATTGCTTTAGATTTTTTCATTCCAGCCATTATTTACTCCTCATATTTTTAAATTTATCTATTCCTTTTATCCCTAATCCAGCAGAAACTG